CAGGCGGTACAAACTGACGGAGAAGCAGGCGCGGTCGCTCGTCCTGGTGGCCGGGCCGCATCTGCGGAAGATGACGATCTCGCACCTGATGGTGATTTCGGACTGCATCCGGCGCGAGATCGGGGTGTACCTGAACATCGAGGACAATCTGGCGGTGATTGCCGAGAAGCGCGGCCACGTCGCGGGCAAGCCGGTCTTCATGGACATCGCGGTGCTGGACAGGCGCAGGACGGAAGAATGGCTGCAAAGGCGCGGGCTCACGGAGGCGACGGCATGAGGAGGATCGCGGAATGGCTGCTATCGGCGCTGCTGACGGGCTGCATGATCCGGCTGCGGTAAGCCCGGAGGCGTGGATGGCGGACGCCGAGCGGCGGCGCAGCGCGCAGGTAGAGCGGATCCAGCGCTGGGAACAGGTACCGCCAGGTTCGGTCTACCGGCAGAACGAGGACAACCATCAGGCGTTTGTGCGGACGCTGCGGGCGGACCTTCGGCAGATCGATCACGGGATCACGCTTTTCAAAATGGGCAAGGGGGCGTAGGGATGGAGCACTACGAGGAGATCGCACAGACGCTGGAAGTCATCGCGGAGCAGTACAGCGATCCAGAAGTAATACAGGTGATGCGCGAGGCGGCGCAGATCGTGCGGGACAAGCCGCACACGCGGACGATCAGCGAGGTTCAGTCCATCGTGGACGCGGTGCGGGCCGGGTTGCCGGTTCAGATCGACTACTACGACCCGGAGCGAGATTCAGATCCTTACGTTAACAATCCGCAGTATTGAGGTGGAGCATGTCGGACAGACGGAAGTGGATGGTCACGGCGGCGGGCGTGCTGGTGTTCCTGGCCATGGCGGTTGTGGGCTGGAACCTTCGCCGGGCGGGCGAGGTACCGATGGTCTGGGGCATGGTTGGGTACCTGGTCGGCGGGGTTTCGGGGTTCGCCGGCGGCATCGACTGGACTCGGCAGAGCGGGGAGGACAAGCCATGATCGGCATGCGTTAGGGATCGACCAACAACCATGGCAGGGGCTTGCGCAGCAAGGATATCCTGTTGCACCGCAGGGAAAAGCCGCTGACGCGCACGGTGATCGAACAGCGGATCAAGAACTGGGAAGGCATGCGGGAACTGAACCGCGATGACTTCCGCGCTGTGTCCTCCTGCAACCGGGCGCTCGAAATCTACCACAAGATGCTGAAAGAGCTGGAGGCGAGCTGATGGCTACTCGTACGATGCTGCCAATACCCACGGAGTCCGTCGAGCAGCAAAACCTTTTTCGGTGGGCGGCCTACGAAACGGCCGCCCACCCGGAACTGAAGCTCATGTTCCACATCCCGAATGGCGGGTCGCGTTCCAAGGCAGAGGCGGGCAGATTCAAGGCGGAGGGCGTAAAAGCCGGGGTCCCGGATATCTTCCTGCCTGTACCCAGGGGCGGGCACCACGGATTATTCATCGAAATGAAGCGCACCCGCGGCGGCAAGGTATCGCCGGAGCAGAAGGCATGGATGGCGGAACTTGCGGCACAGGGTTACGTCGCCGCCCGGTGCGACGGGTGGGAGAACGCGACGCGGGCGATCATGGACTATTTGAAGCTGCCGGACTGGGAGGCATCTGAGCGTGAATTACTCTGATTTCCTGAAAAGCAAAATCGACATCGCGCCCGAGACGGGCTTTGATGTGCCGGAGAGCGTGATCAATCCCGCGCTGAAACCGCACCAGCGGGATTCGGTGCGCTGGGCGATCAAGGGCGGGCGCCGCGCGCTGTTCCAGAGCTTCGGCCTGGGCAAGACGGCGGAGCAGCTGGAGTGGTGCCGCATTGTCACCGACCGCGAGGGCGGCACCGCGCTGATCATCCTGCCGCTGGGCGTCAAGCAGGAGTTCGCCAGGGATGCGGTGCAGCTGCTGGGTTGGGAGGCTGCGCCGCCGTACGTGCGCACGATGGCCGAGGTCAAGGCCTGCGGCGCGCGGGTGTGCCTGACAAACTATGAGCGCGTCCGGGACGGGGACATCGACCCGGCGTTCTTCACAGCGGTGTCGCTCGACGAGGCCAGCGTGCTCAGGTCTTATGGCTCAAAAACCTATCAGGAGTTCACGGACAAGATGCGGGGCGTGCGCTACAAGCTGGTCTGCACAGCCACGCCCAGCCCGAACCGATACAAAGAGCTGATCCACTACGCCGGGTACCTTGAGATCATGGACACAGGGCAGGCGCTGACGCGCTTCTTCCAGCGGGATTCGACCAAGGCGAACAATCTGACGCTGTACCCGGCGCGGGAAGCGGAATTCTGGCTGTGGATTTCGACCTGGGCGCTGTTTCTGACGAAGCCATCGGACATCGGCTACGATGACGCCGGGTACGCGCTGCCGCCGATCACGGTACGCTGGCACACGGTCGCGGTCGACCACGCCACCGCGGGGACGGACAAGCACGGGCAGGTCAAGCTGATCCGGGACGCGGCGCTGTCGCTACTGGATTCCGCGCGGGAGAAGCGGGACAGCATCGCCGCCCGGGTAGCGGCGGCAAGGGAGATCGTGGACGCGTCGCCGGAGGACCACTTCATTTTGTGGCACGATCTGGAGGACGAGCGGAGGGCGATCAAAGCCGCGCTGCCGGAGGCCGTGGAGATCTACGGCACGCAGGACCTTGAGACGCGGGAAAAGAACACCATCGACTTCTCAGAGGGGCGATTTAGGATCCTGGCCACGAAAAAAGAGCTGTCCGGATCCGGCTGCAATTTCCAGCGTCATTGCCACCGAGCGGTGTTCCTGGGCATCGACTACGAGTTCAATGATTTCATTCAGGCCATCCACCGAATCTACCGATTTTTACAGGACAAGCCGGTGGTGATCGACATCATCCGGACGGAATCCGAGCAGCAGATCGCGCGCGTGCTGGGCGAGAAGTGGGCGCAGCACGACCGGATGGTGGAGCGGATGACCGAGATCATCAAAAAGTACGGGCTGTCCGGCGAGGCGGCCCTGAAGAAGGTGAGGCGCAGCCTGGGGGTGAAGCGGGTGGAAGTCAAGGGCGAGAGGTTCCGAGCGGTCAACAATGACAGCGTGGACGAGACGGCCAAAATGGCCGAAAACAGCGTGGACATGATCCTGACCAGCATCCCGTTTTCCAACCACTACGAATACAGCGCCAGCTACAACGACTTCGGCCACAACACGGACACCGCGCGCTTCTTCGGGCAGATGGATTTCCTGTCGCCGGAGCTTCTGCGCGTGCTGGCGCCCGGCCGCGTGTTCGCCTGCCACGTCAAGGACCGCGTGCTGTTCGGCAACGCCACCGGCACGGGCATGCCCACGATGGAGCCGTTCCACGCGCTCTGCATTCAGCACTACATGCGCCATGGGTTCCAGTACATGGGCATGATCACTGTTTTGACTGACGTGGTACGCGAGAACAACCAGACGTACCGCCTCGGGTGGACGGAGCAGTGCAAGGACGGCACAAAGATGGGCGTGGGCTGCCCGGAGTACATCCTGCTGTTCCGGAAGCTGCCCAGCGACACCAGCCGCGCCTACGCCGACAGGCCCGTATCGAAATCCAAAGAGGAGTACACCCGGGCGCAGTGGCAGATCGACGCGCATGGATTCTGGAGATCGAGCGGCGACCGCCTGATCTCAAAGGACGAGCTGGAGGCCATGCCGGTGGACAGGCTGCAGGCAGCGTTCAGGTCCTTCACGCGGGACAACGTGTACAGCTACGCGGAGCACGTCGCGCTGGCCAGGAAGCTGGACGCGGAGGACAAGCTGCCCGCCTCGTTCATGGTGTGCGGCGCGGGGTCCTGGAGCGATCAGGTTTGGGATGACATCAACCGGATGCGGACGTTCAACACCGCGCAGTCCCAGCGCCGGCAGGAAATGCACGTATGCCCGCTGCAACTGGACATCGTGGAGCGCCTGATCAACCGCTACAGCGCGCCGGGCGACGTGGTGTATGACCCGTTCGCGGGGCTATTCACGGTGCCGGAGCGGGCGGTGCGCGCCGGGCGCTTTGGAATCGGCTGTGAACTGAACGCCGACTATTTCCGGGACGGCGTGGGGTACCTGAAGGCCGCGGATGCGGAAGTCACCATGCCGACGCTGTTCGACCTGCTGCCTGAAATGGCATAACGAAAGAGGGGGAGAGGGCATGAAGCTGACCGCGATCAAGAAGCTGTGCATGGACAAGAAGACCTTCGTCATCATCAACACGCCGGAGGGCCGCCAGTGGCTGACGGACGGGAGCAATGTGTACCCGGTTGAGGGCGTCAGAATTCATCCGGACAGCATCCCGGCGCTGTTCGACCTGACGCCGAAGCAGGCGGATTCCATGCAGATCCGCGAGGTCAACATGATCGACAGCCGCATGACCATTGAGCCGCAGCCGGATACCGAAAATCTGCTGGAGGACATCGGCGCGGTGTGGTACGCGGGCGAACTGTTCCGGGTGCTGGGCAGCGCGAACGGCCTGATCTTCGTGCCAGTGGCCACGTTGAAGCCCGCGGAGAACAAGATGGGGGCGCTGGAGTTCTACGAGCGCGTGAACCCGGCAGGGCACATCCTGATCGCCGTCTACGGGAACATGCTGTGCAACGCGCTGGTGTGCCCGGTGAACCAAAAGACCGCTGAATCGATCATGGCGCAGGTGCAGGCGGTCGCGCTTCAGGCCATCCGCACCAGCGCTTCCCCGGACGCAGAGGCCGCCGCGGACAAGGCGGAGCGGGAGGCCGAGGAAGCGGTGCGCCGGTTTCAGGAGCGCATGGACCTGGGCGAAGACGCAGCCACGGACGCAGGAGAGGATGCTGCGGAATGAGCGCTCCGAACGTTGACGAGCTTTTGCAGGTCAACGGGTACCACGGCAACGGGCGCCCGTCCGTCCGGGACCGGGAGCAGGTGGCCAAGTACGTGCAGCAGCTGCACGACGAGAACACCATGCTGAAGGGGCAACTTTACAGGATGATCCGAACGCTGGAAATACAGCAGATCAAATTGCGGGGGCGTAGAACGGCATGATGGAACTGATCGTTGACAGCTTCGCGGGTGGCGGCGGCGCATCCACCGGCATTGAACTGGCGCTGGGTCGGTCTGTGGACATCGCCATCAACCATGACCCGGAAGCCATTGCAATGCACATGGCCAATCACCCGGGCGCGAAGCACTACTGCGAGGACATCTGGACGGTGGACCCGCGCGAGGCGACGGGCGGGAAGCCCGTGGCGCTG